AGAGTTCTATTCTTAGCACGACCAAATAAAAATTTATAATAATTTTCATTTAACAATTCGGATTTGGTTTCTTCACGTGAATATAAATCAGTTTCACAACTTAATTGTTTCTTGATTTTATCCCAACCGACCGTTACATAATTTTTAGGTACACACATATGGGTTACAATCACATTCTTGTATAATACATATGATTATAATTCTCCGGAATACAATTTTTCTAAAGAAATGTCAAATTCTTTTCCTGATGTTTTATCTCTGACTCTAATCGTAGACTCTCCCCATAGACAATCACATTCTTGGGCTGCACCTTTTACACCAGATAATTCTGTTTGTTTATCTCTCCAAGCTTGATCTCTTTCTGGATGCAGATGCCATGGTAACCTTATAGTTTTAAAATTGTTCTTACCTTCTTCAGCTTCTACCCACGTTTTATGGAAGAAATTGCCAACGCCATTTGGAGTACTTAATATAATAGCTCTACCACCAGTGGACAATGTATATTGAGCAGACAGCCAAATTTCTTCAATGCCATCGATAAACGCAGCTTCGTCAATGATTAGTAATGATAGTGCAGAAGAACGACCAGCTGTACCAGCAGAAGAGACTGCTTTGATTTGAGAACCATTCTTTAAACGCAATGATAATCTATTATCTTCTACGCATGGTACTTTTAACCAAGATGGCAAGTTATCATTAGCAAATCTAACTTTGGTAACGATTTCTTTTGCGGTTTCTTGTGTAATACTAATACAAAGAATGTTCTTGTCGTTGTGGAATGTCATTAACCACAAACTATAAGCCGCAGTAAGAGTACTAATACCCATCTGACGACTTTTGAGAACAACGTTTAACTGATTATCAACAAAGTCTTGTAAAGCGTCTTCTTGGAATGGATATAGTTCAAATCCAACAGTACCACGTATAGGATGTTGGATCTTAACATACTTCTTCATGAAGTATATAGGATCCTCAATACACTTCTTATACTCTTGTTTTATTATTTCTCTTAGATTTGGCTGACTCATACTTTTCTTCGTACTCTTTTATTTTAAGATTCAATTCTTCCAATCGAACGTCAATCACACCTATATCCTTTGTCAAATCTTCAAATATTTTATTGTAATCTATATTACCATCCCACTTTTCAAACGATCCATCTTCCTCAAGAAATGTAACATCTTTATCTTTATTTTCTTCACAGAACTTTTTGCTTTCTTCAAACTTCTTCTTATAGTCCTCTAAAATACTACGTTCATTTTTCAAATCTTGAAGTTCATTATACACTTCAAACATTCCGATCAATTTAAGATTTGTTTGGAAATCAATAAAACAGTCATAACAATATCCCGTCTTTGGCCAAACTCTATCATCTAAATAATTACCCCATCGAACATCCATATTACAACATTTACAACGTTGTTCGTTGATAATGGTAGCACGTTTTGAAACTCTACGTTTACTTCCATTTTTCCAAACCCATTTTCTACCTTGACTGTCCTCCCATTCGTCACCTTCTTTGCGTTTATTGTTTTCCAAATTGGCATCATAGCCAATTTGTACGAATGGACGTTCGCCCGATAAGTAATCTTTTACAATTGATAAATTGCTTTTACCTGATGCTTTCTTCATAACAAATACGTATTTAATTTATTTCTTAAACTTACTTCCAAGACCTTTTATAATAAAACTTCCTGTAATTTTAAATGGATTACTATAAATACTTGAGTCTCTTACAACTATACCTTCGTGTTTTTCCAAGTCTCCAATTTCACTGGTAGCATTTTTTAATATTTCATCTCCCAATTTAATTGTGGTTAAATAAACAATAGTATCAGTAACTATTTTATTTACATCTTGACCGGCGAAATCTTGACTGATATTCTTACTATCAACCGCTTTTAAAAATTGTTCACGGGTAATAAGAGGAGTTTTAAACTTTAATCCTTTTAACCAATCTTTCAAAGACTTAGTTACAGCTTCACCCATAGGATACAATGTAACTTGTTGCGTCAAAACACTAGCTAGTTTTGGTTCTGATTTGAAAGTAGTGTCAATGCTACCCAACACCTTAAAACCACTCTTCATAGCAACCTTATTTAATTTGTTTATATAAGACTGCATTGCGGTTTTATCATATGGTATTTCAACAGCTTCTCTTGATTTAACACTTCCATCTTTACCAAATGTTTTTGGTTTAATTTCTTTTAATCCGTGGATAGCTAAAAAGTTTCCAATTTCACCATATCCCAACACATTTGTTTGTCCCTCTACATATTCAATGTTGAATAGTATATTAGGATTATCTAGTAACCCAAGCGTTTTCAATTCGGATCTTGTAGATGGAATTGCAGCATCAAAAATATTGATAACTTTAGTACCTATATTAACAAATCCGTGACCAGCTCCAAATCTTGTCTCCAAATCTTCAGGTCTCATTCCTTTGATATCCAATGGCTTTGCTGATCCACGATCCATCACAAATTGGCCGTTTATCATACGGATACTTGCATTAACACCGTCAATCTTTACACTACCAGCGCCTTGCTTCAAAGACTTTACTGCTTTTGCAAATACGTCAACTAATTTAGCTCCTGTATCTACAAAATCAAATGGATGTGCCATATGTCCACCTGCACCACCTTCTTGTATTACTTCACTTAAAATGTTATTTAGTCTTATCATATGGTTTTAAAAATGTTTTATCGAATACAGGAATTGCTTTTTTGTAAGAACTCTTTGTTTCATCAAGAGCATTATCTGTAAATTGCCAATTCCAAAATAATTCATTTGGCGTTTTGAATCCAAAAAATTGTAATACTTCTTTTTGTGTTTGAGTAACATCTTTTCCATTCCAATTTTGACCAGTAGCAATAAATCCTGAATCTATATCTTTTACTATATTGCTTTCACCCAAAGTAGAATGTCGGTTCTCAATCCAAGTCAATCTTTCGATCAATTTTTGATAAAAACCATTGGCTTGACCCCATCTTACACTAACAAAAAATAAAACGACATCACTTTCAAATAACTCTTTACTTATTTTCCACAATTCATCATTTTTGTTATTAATACTAGCCCAACAACGAAGATCGCCTGTAGGATTTTTGTCTTTATCTTTTAATGAAGCATCTTTTGTTCCACAATGATTTCCCCATTTAGATGATACGTTACCCTCACACGGAAATATGTTTAACTTGGTTGTATCAATTAAAGATACTTTTTCTTTGCCTAATAATTCTTGTATTTTAATTGCTAATTGTGTGCTTTTAGCGATATCATCTTTGTGACCACTCCATCTATTACTGGTTGTAAGCAATAGTACTTTGTTCTTGGTACGTAAATATTCTATTGTCTTTTTGTATTTACGAGCATAAAGATCCATATCTTGCTCGCTTTGAGGAAGTTTGGCTTCTAATAATAAATCGTTTAAACTGATCATTTTGATAATTGGTATAAAATTATTTGTTTGTTTTTTTAACCACCCCATATCCAGAACCATATGGAGATGATTTACCAGATTCTGGATTTGATGTTTCTTTATTTAATTTTATTGTTTTTGCTTTTGATGCCTCTTTACGTTGTATAGCATAGTCTAAAGCACTTTTCAACCTGCTTTTAACATTTGGATCTTTAGCATTTTGATAAGCTGCTCTAACTCTCTGATGTATAAGATTTATAATTTGAGATTGTCTTTTGTGACTTTTTGATTTAAAACTACTACTAGCTAGTGTATCTTTAATGTCTTGTGATGTTCTAAATTTTACTCTAACCGTATCTTTCGGATTTTCATCTGTATACAATCTTCTACCAGATCCTTTTGGTTTTTTACCAGTTCCAACTTTTGGATCAGACTCAGATAAAACTTCATTTAAAATGTTGTTTAAACTAATCATTTTGCTAACTCGTCTAGTTTATTTTGCATTGTCATACCACGAATCACTTCAGGTGTGCCGCCATTGTCTCTATTAAAATAACGTTTATAATTGCTTAGTGCAACGTCTAATCTAGCTTTATCAATTGGTTCTTTTGAAAGAATATCTTTTACCATCTTTAAATTATTAACTACCAAAACATTTGTATCGTTAATAACTTCATCGATTAATTTTAACAAAGATGGATCGACTGCTTCTTTAATTTGCGGATTAGTTAAATCTTCAACAATTCGTGTTAATAGTATCATAATATATAAATATAGATCGTTTATGATTCCCAAACTATTTTTATCTGATAACCGAGTTTTTTGAAACATTCAATTCGTTCATTATCTCTATCCCAAATTTGTTTAGCGGTTAACTTAACATTTTTATGATAGTATTCTGGTTTATACACTTTTGGATTACAATGCCAATAATCACCAAAACATTCTATTATTAGTTTCTTTGAAGGAACATAAATATCAACCGATTTATTTACATCTGATAGATATTCTTCTAATAAAGCATCCGAATAATCTTTTTTAATTTCTTCGTAAATTCTTTTTTGAAACTTAGATATGGTTTTGCCATTTGATCTAACATGCGGTAAATAAACTGTATACGGAACACCATATTTAGATAAACAAGTTTCTATTGACTTTTCTGTATTGTTGTAATTTTCATCTCCGTATTTTTCAAGTTTTGTCAGTTTTACTTTAGATTGACACTTTTTATTAAACCAATGATTACTGTTTGAATTTGCCCATTTTTTTAATTTTTCTCGTTTTTCATCGGACGTTCTGTTACATTCATTGGAACAATATTGTGTGGGTTTTCCGCTTTTTGGATGTAATATATTTTTATATCTTTCAAATTCGTTTCCACATTTTAAACATTTAACAGTTTCTCTATTTTGATTTTTTCGCCAAGTATACATTGCATTTTTATCTATAAATCTTTGATTTTTATGTTTAAAATCAACATAAAATTCTTGACCAGTCCATTCACAGATTTTTTTAATATTCTTCATATTAATAAATAGTATACAAGTGGGTTAAAAGTTAAAATCTTAATAGATAAAATAAAACCTCATCAATTACGATGAGGTTTTGTGTTTAATTAAGCATTAAAGCTAGCCCCACCAGTTGGAAGTATGTTGAAGTCAAGGATAATGAATTCAGCAGTTCTAGTTGGTTGGATGTAGATTTGTCCGTAAAGAATATTACGATCAATCAAGTCAGGAGTATTATTTTCAGCATCCATCTTGACTTGGAATGCGTAGATACCGTTACGTTGTTGTACTGATTCCAAGTATGGAGTTACAATACTCAAGAAACGATTTCTTGTAGAAGCGACGTTTTGTTCGAATACCAAGTAGTTGCTCGAACTTGCGATAAACTTCTTCAAGTTGATCAACAAACGACGAACATTGATACGATCCAAAGCACTTGGAGCAATTTGTAGAGTCTTTTGACCCCATACACAAATACCTTGGCCTGGGAATGCTGCAATTGGATTTACACGACCTTCATATAGTGTATCACGTTCAGCATGGGTTACACGATCAAGTACTTGTACAGCGGTTGGAATACCACCACGGTTTAGACCAGCTGGTGCGTACCATTCAGCAGCAGAATTATCGTTAGCAGCGTAAACTGCTGGCAATACTACTGAAGGAGGGACACTAATAATCTTGTTGGTATTAGTATCTAGGATTTTAACCCAAGGATAATAAGTACCTACATAGTTACTATCAATTGTAGCAACAGTATTAATTGCTGCATCGATCAATCCTACAGTTTGGTTACTTGCTGGGAACACTACGTTATCCATAATGTAGAAACAGTCTTGACGAGTTTCACACATATCAATTACCAATTCGGTAACATAACTGTGTAGAGAACGGAAGATACCAGGCAACACGATCAAGTTGATATCAAATTCATCGGCGTTACTTAATGCTCCGATACATTGCTTGTAAGCAATACTGCCTGGACTATTAATGTTTGTACAATCTAGACCTTGAGTGTTGCCTGGAGTAATGTTACTACCAACGTTGATTGGAATTGCTGGCCATTGACCTTCAAATCCACCTTGGAAGCCTAGAACGAACTTACGTAGTTTTACGTATGTAGATTCATTTACAGCGTCGTAAACACTTGGAATACTACCACTCAAGCTTGGGTTTAGCAGTGAACCAGTACTTGCTGATGTACCTTGAGCATAATATTTAGCGGTAGATGTACCGTAAACTTTATCTTCAAGATCGAAGTCGATATTCAAACCATTACTATCGGTGCTACCATAGTATGGCAATGGATTGAAATATTGTTTAGTGTTGTTATCTACACCAACTCCAAAAGAAGAAGTTGGATATAGAGATTGAATTTCGGAATCAGTTCCTGGAACTGCACCGAACACAGTACCAGATGGATACTTACCAGGAGCTAGACCATAAATACTTGCTTTACTATATTGTACGTATGGTACATAGATGTTTGCGGTACTATTGATTGGAGTACTATAAGATTCGAATCCATATGGTATACATGTAACAGGATATGCTACATCTGACATTTCAATTCTAATATATCTACTCAAGTTGGCATAGGTACCATATTGAATGATCTTACCAGCATAAGTAATATAAGCATATCTATCACCAATTCTACGTGCAATGAAATTTGCACTGTCTGGATCTAGATTCAAGTTTTGGAAGATTTCCAAATACTTTGGCTTCTTATCAGTATCACTATAAGCACGAACTCCTAGAGTGAATGAACCCCAATCGCTTCCTGGAACTGTGCCAGCCAACTTAACGTTGCTGATTTCAATCTTGTATTTCTTGTTGCTCAATGTACCATCACTCAACGTGTGTGCTTTGAACAATTGGAACTTGGTTGGTACTGCAGCTTCATTTGCACTGCCTCTGAATGGAGCAATCTTTTGGGAATAGATCCAAGGAGTAGTTGCATTTGTAATACCAAATTGACTGTCTCCAGCATTTAAATTAGTACTATATTGATCAACAAACTTTAGAGGTTCACCTACGATTGCACTTCCAGATAGAGTACTAGTACCTACAAACAATCTCCAACCAAGAGTACTTGTCTTTTCTGCTACGAACTTCTTGATGCTGTCTTCAAATAGAACGTAGTTGTAAGCAGCTTCAACTTTTTGACCGGCGATTTGTTTATCTGGATTGCCAACTGTTGGATCCATTCCAAACACATCTTTGATATAGTTATTATCATTTTCATTTAAACTAAAATCATAATATCCATATGTTCCAGAAGAAACACTACCATCTGGATTTGAGAAGTTATATTTCAATGCCAAGTTATAAACGTTTTCAGTTGGATTAATTAGACTCTTATATGGGAATGTACTACTTGTTAATTGAGACAATGTAGAAGTGTTGAATCCGTATACTTCATAATCATTGCTAAATTGTGTAGAAGCATTTTGCGTATTTGTTAATACTGACAATATCATTTTTTGACGACCGTCGATATTTGGATTACACGGATCGATTGCTTGATTATTATCATTTGCAGTAAATGTTCCGTCATATTTACCGAATGCACCGCTAATTGCACCATTTAATTCGGCGCCAGAATTACAAGCTCCGGTTACTCTTACAGATGCAAAACTGCCACTTCTTAAATTTACGGTACCTGTGGAATCATAATTGAAGAATGTGTTGTTTACAGTTAATTGATCATTAAAATATGAAGAACTAAACAAGTAATTTGTTGTTGTGCTTTCAGCAAATGCTGTGGAAATTGCTGTTTCTGGGTCAACATCTTGTCCTTGTACACTTGAAGTCAAGAAGAAATATGGAAGCGCTGTTAGAGTAGCCCCAGTTTGAGTTGTTATAACATTTTTTCTGTTAAACAATACATTAGTTATAGAACCAATTTGCACAGTTTGTCCCGCGTAAAGTTGACTACCACTCAATGTGGTACCGTCTCCCCCACTTAGTTGTGCGGTTGTTAATGCGGATGTTGCTGATATATCACCAAATTGTACAGTAATATCACCGTTTAAATTCAATCTAGAAATATCATAGCGAGATTGTATCTTCACAGAAGAACTTAATGTACTACCTGGCAAACCACTTGCATTTCCACCGAGGCTTGCTGTATAAAAACTAGTTGATTGGTTGGTACCGTATTTAGAGAATACCAGTCCATATATTATATCGGAACCATTTAACACGTATGAATTTGTTAAATAATTTAAGTACGCTGGTTTTGCAATTGGTGCTCTATTAATACTACCACTACCTAGATCTCCCCAAGCACTATCAAATGTTAATTTATATGGCGATGTGCCTTGTGAACCAGAAACGGATACACTACCACTAATGCGAGATTTTTCATAATCAAACGCGGCTAATGTATAACCTGATGTTTTTCCAACGGTTTTGCCGTTACTAGTAACTGATGTATTAAATCTATTAGCAAGTTGACGAGTTGTAATTTGAAACAATTTACCTTTACTAGCAGATGCGTATAGTAAATTATTTAAAGTAGATACATTTGGTACAACCCCAAGAGATGTTATAAAAGAATTAATACTAGATGACGCAATACTTCCTGTGAGTTTACTAAATTTTAAAGATGCGGTCATGAATCCAGCGGGCTTGTTGCCGGCAAAAAGACTTGAACCTGTTATATTCCAAACAGAACTACTTTGTTGATAGTTAAATGTTGTTGTATAATTGGTATCATCAAGACTTATATAAGAATCATCTGTAATAGCACCGATATCACTATTACGGTTCCATACGCCTGGTTGAGCATAAACGATCAATGGGCTCTTTTGCCAGTAACCAGTAAGACCACCTACACGAACAACGGTAACAATACCTTGTTGTTGTAGATATTGTTTGGCTGTATATGGTCCGTAATAAACTCCATCAGCTACACCGAATGTACTTTCCAATGTAGAAACATCAGAAATTGTTGCTGGGAAGAATGCTGGACCGTCAGCGAATGGAGCAACTATGGCTCCACCTATGTTTGCGACCCCTTGGGCTAGTGCCGAAAGGTCATTTTCACGGGTAAAAACCCCCGGACTTACTATATTTTGTGTTGGTGCGAATGTTCCACCTTCTTGTATTGGCATAATTTTAATATCCTTTCAAAGTTATATTTAATGTATAAATATAAACAAAAAATTCGAAGATGAAACTATTTATTATATCTTTTATGATTTTATTATAATTCTCTTATAACTTTATCAATTTGTTCTTTTACCATGTCAAATGATATCTTTTTGCTACATTCGAAGTCTTTTTGTCTCGGACAATACATCCATCCACTTAATATACCATCTTTATTATTTATGGACGGATCGTTTAAGCACCCATGACAAACATTTTTATTGATGACCCTATAACAATTTGAATTGAATTCGTTGTACGTATCTGTGCAACCTGAAATTAACACTACTTTTTTATTCAATGCCCACGCTAGCCAACTAAGACCGCTACTTAAACCGACAAAAAATGAACAGTTTTTAATTTGATCTATTCTATATTCGATTGGATAATTTCCCGTCTCATTAAATGCTTTTTTGGGAACACTATTCCATTTTTCATTGGTACCAAATACTTCATCTTTATCAATAACATATACATCGTATCCCAATGATTTTATGTATTTTACGACAGAATCCCAGCCTGATGAATTATTCCAGTATTTAAGTTGTGCAGTTGAATGAATACTTATACAAACATATTTTTTCTTTTTGTTGAATTTATGTTTAGTGGATTCTTTGATATTTGGTATAATTTCTTTATATTCGATTCCTAACTGATCACATGCTAATTTTTGCATGGGTATGTTTGTAAAATGAAAATGAATTTCAAAATACTTATCATACTTTATCTCCACATTTGAATCTACGAAATATACATTTGAGTTATTTGATTTTAAAATATTATACCATTTTGTTTTTACATATACACTTCCGCCGTGTATTCGTTGATATTCATCTGCATACGGAGAAAATGCAATACTATCTCCTAATGCTTGAGTACAAAAATTAATTACTGTGGTCATTTTTAAGATCTGATATGCATTTATCAATTTTTTCTTTAATCATTTCAAATGTTATCATTGATGTACATTCAAAATCTTTATTTCTTGGACACCAATCCCATTTTTTAGCATCAAATTTAAAATTAATATCATTCCAGCAACTATTACACACGGATTTATTGTGTACTCTATAAGGTGTGTAAAATTCAGACTTTGGATCTGAAAATCCAGAAATTAAAACTACTGGTTTCTCAACCATCCAGGCTAACCAAGATAAGCCAGACCCTAATCCAATAAAGAAATCGCAAAAATATAAATCATTTATTCGTTCAGATAGAGGAAAATCTCCAGTTTTATTTATACTACCAACAGGTATTTCGTTATGATAACCATTGTTTCCTATATTACTAATTTTATCAATTGATACAACGTCGTATTCAATTGATTGTAGATATGTCACCACTTTATTCCACCCATCTGGATTGTTCCAAAATTTAGCTTGAGCAGTTGACAGAGATCCAATGCAAACGTATTTTTTATTAAAATTGTTTTTTAACTGTGTTGGTTTTAAATATTTGGGTTTTGTTTCGATATAATCAATGCCTAATATTTCTGCGGACATTTGTTGTAAACTTTGAGTTCGCCAATCTGTTGGGGCCGAAGATCTGTCATCTACGTCGAAACATCCAATTCTATAAGAAGCAAAGTATTCATCATTTGAAATATGATTGTAATTAAAAAAGTTTATATTTGGATATTCTGTACAAAACAATTCTTTTAATGGTGAGTAGAAGTCTACGATACATTTATGTTTCTTCTGAAATAGATCAACATATGGAAGCCAAGCGATGCAATCGCCTAAAGCGCCTGACTCATTTACAATTTTTACTCTTTTTCCTGTTAGATTAAAATTATAAATTGTATAACTATTGGTTTCTAAATCTTCCACTTCAATTCTCCAATTAATAAAATATTTAATACTTGGCTTAGCCCACATACCACTTGAAAGTGTTGTTTCATAAATCAACGTATTGTTTTTATTATTAATAAACTTTACTTTATATTTTTTTGAATCGGATCCAAAAATCTCAACTTTACATCCATCTTTATAATCTATAATTACGTTATTCGTAATTTCTCTGGGAGATATGTGTTTAATAGGAGTTTCGTTATAAATTTTTAAAAGTTGATCTTTCATAGTCATTTGAACATTATACGAAGGTAATAAATTTTTTTCAACAATTTTATTCCAATCTTTTTCATGTGCAGTTTTCAATGCGTTATTTTTAAATTCAATATAATTATCAATTACGTGGTTAATTCCTTCAACTATAACATTCACATCACGTGTTATTCTGTATAATCCGTTTAATTGATTATTATCTTCAAATGTGCCTACGATTGGTAATCCACATGACAATGATTCTAATAAAGTTAAATTTGGATGTCCCGCCTCGGAAATTGAGGGATGAAGAAAAATCGTATGGTTTTTATAAACATCAACCAATTCTGATTCTGTTAGATTATACAATATTGTCAATTTATCATAATCCACATGGTATGTTTCAAAAAAGTGTTTATTATTAAATGGACCAGCAATGGTAATAGGTAAATTGAGTTTTTTTGCTGCTTCTATAGCATAAGAAAATCCTTTTCTATCTTCAGCTTGATTATGAATAAATCCATTGTTAGCTACACAGAGAAGTCGATGTTGTAAAATTTCATTATTAGATGGAGTAAACATTTGAGTATTAACTCCATGACTTAGATATTCTACGTTAGGCAAGTCAAAATATTCTACCAAATATTTAGCGGGGACAAATGTTTTTATAGAATGTTGTGCGGCGAATCTGTTATTTTTATATACCTGAGACTCTTTTCCGTATATGTAGGCATGATGATCGTGAAAAGAAAAGTAATACGGAATTTTTTTATTATACAACTCCAATGCTAAATTGGCTAAATGAACATGTACGATGTCGTATTTTTTGGGATCAATATCATTTAAAAATAAAACATCACATTCATGTCCTAGTTTTTCCGATGAACATTTATATTCCCATATTATTTTCTCAACTGCTCCCCATCCATTTGGCGGAATTGGATGTATACCTGTGTGTACCTGTACTATTTTCATATTAATTGAGTTCTATTTTCGATAGTGTCTGTTCTCTAGTAGATTCGTCTAAAATTAAACATGTATTATTATCTTCTGATGATACCACATTATATTTTTTGTGGAAGTTTTTTTCTCCGTGTTTTATGGAAATATGACTAATTGTGTTTGCGTTATCTAAGTAGTGAGTATTAAATGTGTTCATTCCCCCTGAATCCATATAAAGTGTATATGTTCCGCCATTAGTATACACTATGAAAAATTGTACAGTTATATTTTTTTCATTTGAAAAATTTCTACACATCAATGAAATTTTGTTTTGCATTATGCCATTTTTAAAAATATATCCAACATCACTCAGTAATCCGTCGATTAAACTAAAACAATTTTGATGTACATTAAATTGTGTATCTGAGTATAATAACGAAATGTCAGATGTATTATGATAATTTATATTTAACATATTCTCATTTTTATAATATTCAACCATTAAATATATAAACGTTTCTAACATCGTACTTTTATTGCATATACCTAAATTGCATAATTCTGTTTTAAAATCCGATTCGTTTTTTATTTGACCAAAAACATTTAAAAATTTATTGCAGTCATAAAACATTAAATGTACAGAAATATCCGTATAATATGAATATATGTTTCTAATCAAATCAAAATCATAGTTATATTTTTTGATATCTGATATTACGTTTTTTACATTCTCAATAGATTTTTCTCCAAATAAATCATCAAATTCTATTCGCATTATATATTTGAAATTGTTCAAAGCAGCAACTTCGGCGCCTTTTATCATTGAACGTAATACTGCTAAACCATGTTTTTGAACTTCTTTAACACCAAGATACAATGCAAAATCGGTTAGTTTAGTGTGATGATACATTACTTCTATATCTGTGTATTTCTGAGTTAACAGTTGATTTTCTTTATCATGATAAAATATATCGATTATATCATAGAACCGTTCAGGAAGAACCTTGGGTGAAGTAATTAAAATTTTAAATCCTTTTTGTTTTAAAAATTTAATATTGTTATATGCGATATCTTCCAAATTTAATTTGGTAAGAAATAAATGTATATGAATTATAACGTTATCCGTATCATGTGTGTTTTTAACGATCAACTCACTTGTTTTTACGTTTTTGTCAAAAACTTGTTGACTAGTTAAAGATGTGATCCTACCAACGTTAGTTATTCTATACACGCCGGCACATTTGTCACGTTCACACTTACTTTTTCCATATTTCAGTATTTCTGAGTTTAACGCCCAATCTTCGTGGATAGAATCATTCATCCAATCACGTATAAGATTTTTGTAATTTTTAAATACACGACCGAACGTTATATAATTAACTTGACATAAATCTTCACGTGTAACGTCGTCTTTTAAACCACATAAAAATATAGATTCCTCTTCGGGTGTTAATTTGCCATCGGACTGCAAGTACTTATATCCTGAACAATACATTACATATTCTTTATTTAAATCCAAGAAATTGACAGCTCGTTGTAAATAACTATCATCTGTTAAATAATCATCCCCATCCAAACTAAAAATGTATTCTCCATTAGCTTTATCAAACAAAGACTTTAAATTTTTAGTTATACCACAATTAACATTCGATTGTGTTATTTTTATGCCTGATATATTTGAATAAAGTTCTTTTATTATCTCATAGGTTTTATCAGTAGATTGATCGTCATGAATTAATACTTCAAAATCAAAATTAAGTTTTTGATTTAAAATAGAATCTACACACGTTTTAACGTATTTTTCAAAATTATAACATGGAATAATAATACTTAATTTCATAAAATTCTACTTGTTTTCGTATACAAACAAAACGTCGTCGTATCTGTTTTTAATATGTCTTAAATCGATAAATTTAGAATTTGGAATTTTTTGTGAGAGATTAAAAAAATAATCATAAGCCTCCGGTGCAATATCTTCAATGACCAAAATTCCTCCTGGATTGAGCCTATCTTTAAATAACTCCCATGATTTTATTTGATGTTCTAATGTATGACTCGCGTCATCGAGAACGACATCAAACATTATTGGTTTTAATATAGATTTGTCACAATTGCTTATATCTTTACATATTAACGTAACATTATTATCTCTAACAAGATCGTACCGTAACTCTTGAAGTGTAATATCTATGCCATAGATACTTGATTTATTTCCAAAATATTCTTTCCAAAGCTTTATACTTCCACCATGACAAAAGCCAATTTCCAATAGATTGATGTCTTTGTTTCTGAATTTAGAAAATAAATCTTCATATGTGTCTAGATATGAATGCAACCAAAGTTTGTCTGTATGAAAGTTGTTTATATTTTGAATTTCGGTTAGTGTAAGTGGATTTACTTTAACATCTTTACACGCATAAAGAAAACTGCAATTTTTGAAAAGATTATCGCCGAATTTAACAGAGTATCCTTTTTCTTTTAATTTTTCAGATAATGTCTTTACTCCTATAGATTTGTCCATGGATTCCACATCATGATATTCAATTATAAAACTATTTACTTTATCAAAGACATCATCTTCCATATGTCCAATAAGTTCATATTCCATGCCTTCGATGTCAATTTTTATTAAATCTACTTTTTCAAGATTATGTTGCGTTAAAATTTGTTTTAATGTAATAGAATCAACGTCATAAAAATCAGATGTATTTCTCTTTGCAGAACTGACCAATGTATTATTAACGTCTAAATATAATCTCAGTTTATCGTTATTTGTTGATACCGCTAAATTATTTAAAAATACGGAACTATTGTTTTGGTAGTTTTTAGATAAACAATCAAATGCCGATTTGTTTGGTTCATAACAAAAAACTTTTTTTGCATTTTTACACAACATGTACTTAGCAAATAAACCCACATTAGCACCTATATCAATAACAACGTTTAAGTTGTCAATATTTAGACTGTTATAGATTCCCTCTACGAAGAATTCTTTATAATTCATATAAATTGGTTCTTCATTTGTAAAATCTACAATTGGTTTATTAATCGCTATATCTCTGTACTTTATGGTTTGTTCAAATATAATATAACCATTTGAAAAAATTTGAATTAAATATCCGCCAAATGTAGGATCACTTGCGAAATGAGTAATGTTTAATGGTAAAGGCATCATCCAAAAACTGGTATTTGGATGTGCTTTTTGGAATTTTGACGAGAAGATACAAGCTTTAGAGTCAATATCCTTAATGGATATTAATACATTTTCTAAAATTTTGTCGCTATCGTAACTGATTGTTAATTTATTTTCTTCATCGGTTGTAATAATTTTAAATAAAGAAGAAGAAGATGATGATGTAGATGGTAAAAACGATTTAATTATTTGTAAATTGTCTTCTTCGGATTGTTTTAACCAAGTTATATTCTTATATTTATCATACATACCACAATACACAGGTAGATTGTATAATACTAGAGGTAAATTCCATCCAATAGCTTCTCTAATTACCAATGGACTTGTTTCTTTATCATTAGCGGTTCCTCTAGATGTAAATAAGAAAACGTCCATTGCATTATAAAACGTATCTACGTCTTTGCGTTCTCCCCACCATTTACAATTGATGGGGAAATCCTTCATTAGTGGTTCCCAATATGATTTAAAATTGTCAGCTTGATTTCCAATAAAATGAAATTGTACAGGATGATTTAATAGCTGTTTAGCATAACGAATTATTTCTGCTTGATTTTTTCTAGAAGTAAACAGTCCAACATTTAGAAAATGTATTTTATTGGGATCTAAATTTAGATTTTCAAGTGCGGATTTTCTATTTCCCTTCTGTTTATACTCTATAGGATATTCTACCATCTCCATGGGTATACCAAGACTCTCAAATAACCTTTCTTGGTACTTGCTTATAATAAGCAATTTATCAGGAAAAAACATTTTTTGAGAAACGTCAAAACTACTATCATGTGATGTCTCAAATATTTTATATTTTCGATCTGACACATAAATCTGCTTAGCCACTTTTTTATCACAAAAGTATTCGGGTAATTCCTCAAAATGAATAACGTCAGGATTTATATTTTTTATATGTTCAACTAAAGTACTTTTATCTTCATATAAAGTAATTAATCTTGATCCAAGTATTTCTTTGATTTGACTACGTTGTACAACTAATACTCCTCCAGTTACATCGGTGTATTCTACGCAATAAACCTCGTTTGAATCATTAAGTTCAACTATTTTTTTAAGAAGATACTGTGGACATCCGCCTGTAGATAAATGTGGAGCTATAAATAATATTCTCATATATTCTATTATTTATATACTACTTTACTAAACCCATTATCTTTTTTTATTTCGATTTGTTCGTCTACCATGTCTCGCATTTGATCTAAATGACTAATTACCCAAATAAAATCAAATTGATGTTTTAAATAACTAAATAAAGCTCCCATTTGTCCCAAATGATCACTATCTGCACAACCAAATCCTTCATCAATACAGATAATATTTGGTCTTGGCAGATTGCTAATATTGATTAATGCTACTCTAATAGCCAATCCACTAACAAATTTCTCCATACCACTAGCCATTTCTAGTGGCCAGCGTTTATCATCGTAAACTATATTAGTCATAATATTCTTACCATCTGTCTGTAGAGTGATGGAGAATTCAACAAGTTGTTGTAAAATGTTATTAACTTCCTTTTCTATTTCAGGCAATGTTTTGGTAATAATTTCATATGGAATGCCATCACGACTGATGATATTAGTATACAACTTGTAAGCCTCATACGAATCTTCCAACTCTTTTACTTTATTTAACTGATCAGTAGTATTTTTGTATTGAAGCTCCAACTTTCCTTTTTCAGTAGAAGCGGAGAACAATCGACTATTAATATTTTTAATATCCAATTCAATTGATTTTATAATATCTTTAACATCGTTTATTTCTTTTAATAATTTAGAGTTATTTTCAATGATATCTTTGTTTTTGTAAAAAATATCAATATTGTCCACAACAGTCTTTAACTTATTCTGACGCGTGATCAAAACATTTTCATCACGCAATATTGCGGTAGACAAAAGTTCTCTTGATTTTTCTAATTTAACTTTTTCGGAATTAACTCGTTGACATTCTTTATAACGAAGATCTATATCCCCAAATGATTCTAATTTTTTCTTGATAGAATTGTATTCATCTACCAAGATTTTTCCTTTATTTTTGTCAGACTCAATCTCTTCTTTCGTTTTGATTGCATCTTTTACGAATACGTTATTAGTACAATAAGTACAATTTGGATCGTATTTATGATCTTCCAACTTTTTAAGCTTATCAATTTTATTCTTGACAACAACTTTAAGTTTATCTATTTCAGCTGATTTTTTAACTTCCTCATCTTTACAATACTTATATTGTTCATATTCATCATCGATGTTTTCACAAGCTTTTAATGATGATGACAAGTCAGTCAATTGTAGTTCTAATTCAGTGAATTTAGTCTTTTTAAGACCAATGTCAATTTGACAAGAAGAAATGTTGTTATCAATATTTACTTTTTCTGCTTCTAATACGGTTATATCCAAATCAAATGAAGCAGTTTTTACAATGTCATTAGATAATTCTAATAATTTATTGTTATGCGTTTCTTTTAAAGTTTCATACTCCTTGATTTTATCATTGTATTCTAACAGTTTAGTATTATTTAGATCAATGCTACCAGAAACATTTTGTAAATCTTCAATTAAACTATCTTTGCTGATGTTCTTAAGTAGTGTATTGGTTTCCTTAAACTTATCATTTGCAATAGTGTATAACTGATCAAACACGGTTAGACCCATAAATTGACACAATAAGTCTTTACGTTCAGTCTGACCCAAATCAATAAATGATCCAGTTTTACTATTTTGAATACTTAATACTGTAAGAATAAAATCTTCATATGTACCAACGTAGTCGCGAATAATATCATTCGTGCTTCTACGAGCTTCTCCGTTCAATGGAACTTCTTTGTCATTTTCTTTTTTGTAGAATTTGACTTCAACTTTGACATTTCCTTTTTTATCAGCCTTACCATCTCGTTCGATGAAATAATCTACGCCATTTACTTCAAAGTTGAACTTACAACGAAAACTCATTTTCTGCGTGTTCAATACGTGTACAGCTTTGTATCCTTTGCTAAATTTATCGAATACACAAAACGCCAATGCGTCCATAATACTAGACTTGCCACTTGCATTTGGTGCAAATAATCCAATTGTGCCTTTTAATTTGGTAAAGTCAATTACGTTTCCTTCTCCGTAACTAAACATATTGTCGAATTCAAATACTTTTGGTTTCCAACGAATGTTCTTTGGAGCCTTATCTTTGGGTATTTCTAAATTAATAATTTTATTCAACTCTTTGACTTTATAAACTAAATCGGCAGAAACATTCTTTGATAGAAGATTTTCTTCAATTAGTTTGTTCTGATAGTCTACGTCGAAAATATTATGAATATCAAATATCTGACCGGATTTTAAAGTCAAATCTGATGTGGGTTCGTCAATTCGATTGAATGTAGTTTCAATGATATCACACTTATTCTTTACCTCATTAATAATCTCTTTAACCTGAGATGGAATAGATTCACAACAAAGTGTACGAATGCGAACTTTCTTTGGGATGTCACTGATATCAGTTACCAACTTACCTTTATTGATTTCAATTGTATAAAAGCCATAATCATTCTTTAGTTCATAGTGTTTATAAACTTTTCTTTTTAAATCCCACATCAAAAACCCATGACCTTTAAGGTCTTCGCCATGATTCTGTTGGATCATAGATCCAGCGTATACAATTATCGGCTTACTTTCGTTTTCATCATATTCTTGTAGGATTTGATGTTTATGAATATCACCTAACATTGCAATGTGATGTCCATCAAATAGTTCATTTGTAATAGCACGATTACTTACAGTGTATCCAACATCAGTAACAGCGTGGTTTACTGGACCGTGGAATAACGCAATGTGATGATCGGTTTCTACACGATGTTTAGATGGAATATCCTTATATCGAATATACTTATCGGGATCATCAAATACACTGAAATTATTAAACAAGATGTTTTGATAACGATATACTTCGGTATCTTTTAGATAATAAAGATTTGGGTGATTTAATGCCTGTACAATTGGAGTTAAACAATCTAATCTTGACTTGTTTGCTAACGTAGCATCGTGATTACCAGCTGTTAAAATTACCGGCACACGATCCGCGCAACTTTTTAGAAAGTCACTTCCAATTTTAACGCATTCAGGACTTAAATCCGATTTATTATGAAAAACATCGCCAGCAATAACTAAGATTGCATTTAAAGTCTTAGCTTTGTCTAATGCATTATAAAATCTTTCAAATACAGATGTATACTCATCGTGTCGTTTTGTCAAACGAATATGAATATCCGCAACATGCATCACACAATTTATTTTATCGTCGGTATTTTTTAATACGATCATAGTTTATTTGTTAATTTATATCTGTATAGTAGACTCTCATCCATTATAACACTGCTGCTGATGGTTTGCCAAGTTTTTATATGTCCTATTTCATTCGGATCTTTTCCGTCCAATAAAATTAGACGAGCCTCAATATCATTAGAAATTAAAAAGTCGCAGATTTTCAAACTAGATCCCAAAGCATCATTATCCAACAAAACATTTACATATGGCGGTCTATATTCCATTAGTTTCATTTTTAACTTCCGAGACATGGTTTTACCAAATAAAGGCACAACATTATACTTTACAGAAAGAGCATCAAATGGACCCTCAACGATAGTGATTGGTTTGGTAAAATCTGTAAACAATTCAAATCCTATAATATCTTTACTACCATCACATAGTCTATATTTGAGTTTACTATTATAAAAGTCTCTACCACAATAAAAATTTAAATTCCCATCTTTATCATATGATGGCACTATTACTCTATTAGCAAATTGACCGGATGTACAATATCCGATATTGTACCGTACAATTTCATGTATACTTAAATTTCTTTTAAAACAATAATTAAGTGCGTGTTTGTATGCCGGATCAGAAGAAGATTTATATAGAGGATGAAATTCATGTGGAAGTTCAAGTCTTACTTCATCTTTTTTAATTTTATCTAAAACTCGCGGTCTATCCTTACATAGGATTTCATAAAAATCTCTGGTCGCTTTTACTTTTTTTAGAAGACTATGAAAACTTTTTCCGCTAAATCCACATCCTATCCAACATTGATAAAAACCTGTTGTAGTATTGATATTTAGTTTTCTTTTATGGTGATTGCAATTCGGACAAAATACCAGTATTTCCTCACCACCTTTCTGAACAGTTGGCTTTTGTTTAAAAAGTTTTGATAATACTCCTATTACATTAGAATTTGTCATCAACAATAATTTAACTTAAATGTGAAATGAAGTCAACATTTTATATCTGATGCCATCCTTTAGTATGTTTTTTGACTTTACCATTATTAAGAAACCATCTACATAAATCTTTACGATTGAGTTTTGGAATTGTATTATCGACCTCGCTTAATTTATTTGTCATTTCTATGATTTGATATCTTGTGCCGGAGACGATATGATTGGTATTTTTAAATTTAAAATAATATATATTTTTATCGGACTTAGGATTGTTAATACCAATCCTTTCTTTTTTTAATCTTAACTTATATTCAATTGAATGTCTTTTTCCATAAAATGGATTATTTGTTCCTATATTGGCTAATCTCAGTTTTTCTTTTACAACGTCATTTTTACATGGATTATTTTTACTAAAGCATTCTCTGTATTCTTCTCGTTTTGTATGATGGTGTTTACCAACTATGCCACCTTGACGGCCATTTTCAGGAATTAAATTTGCCCATTCATCATTTTCAACAACATTGAATTTTTCACTAACCTCTAAACATATTTGTTGAAATTTTTTACATTCTTCTAAGTTCATTTTAACTAAAATTTCAGTATCTATATATTTGCCATGTTTTTTTATATGACTTGACCAATACGATCCGGATCCAGTGTAACTAATCGCTTTTTTATCGGAATGTGTTATTTTTTTACATAAGTATTTTAATCCAGTTAACTTGTGTTTTTTAACCATCAAATATAAGTATTTAATTGCTACTTTCTTTATTTTTGTGGTAACTTTCAAGATTTCTTTTTTTGATTCGGGTTTTGTTTCGTTCGTAATATCGCATTTGACGATCTCTTCTTGCTTGAAGTTTTTCGGATTCGGTAATGTATTTTTGTTTTCGGCCCATATAGATTCATCATTAATCATACATTAATAAATAGTACAATCAAAATTAAAAGTAGTAAAAGAGTAGTAAAATATTTTACAAGTTTTTATACAAACCCGCAACTATAGCGTCATACATATCGCCGTTTCGATCATCCCAATTTCCTTTTTTGTTTTTAACTGTAAATTCCAATACATCGGGAATTAATGATTCAAGTTCTTGTTTGACAAAATCCTTTGATTTAATTCCCTTAATTCTACATTTACCAAACAACTGTTTTCGCATCGTGTTAACCGATAACAAGTTAACTTTCTTTTTGAAGTGTTCTTCTATAATATATGCAAAAACAGCATTGTGTCTTGCGAGTGTAATAATAACTTGTTGTGAAGTAAATCCCCCGGCAAAACCACTCAAGGCCGCTTCAAGATTAATTTCGTCAAATCTTTTAATCTCTTTTGTCTTTTCAAGACATGAAATAACGTGAAACGTCTTTTCTTTTGTAGTTTCTAATTTTTTCGTGTCTACGAAACCAGCGGAAAGAATCTTTCCGTTTTCACAGAAAGACCAACCAGTTGTAGATGTTGATGAATCCAATCCTAATATAACCATTTAGAATATATATTAACGGACAAATGAACCGTTAGTATATTTGTTACTATTAAAACCCTTTACGTATCTTGAAAGTTCTAATGATCTTTGTCCAGCCACATCTTTAAATTGACTTGCACCTAATGGGGTTTTTAATCTAAAACCAGGATCTTTAGTATATAAAGCGTCTTGAAGTGATGCTTGACCGTTCCAGTTTGTAGAAATTTTATTTACTCCGGAAGTTAATACAGGTCCGTTGCTTGTTTTATCGCTATAATTCAAAGCTTTGCTATTAAAGTTTTCTGTACCTGTATTAGCTCCAACTTTAAATCCAGGATTAACAGTATAATCTACTGACTTCTGAGTAAATCCATATGGAGCACTAACACCCTTGATCATAGTGTTAGATCCAGCATCATATGCTGAAAATGCTCCTCCTGCTGGAGATTTAGAAAGATAAAGATCTCCTAATCCTTTAGCTAAGGATGTACGATTAATTTTTGAAGTATCTGAAGCGATTGTTGCCATAAATGTCTATTTTATAATAAATATAATTAAGTGTCCCATTTAACCACAATATTAATAGGAATCTCGCCAGTATTTTTGATTGGTTGAGCTAATTTAGCTATAGCGACCAATTCCGCACCACTATATAATCCAACTGATGTTATATATGGAGCCAAATAAGATCCAGTTGGATCCAACGAACTACTATAGTTATATCCAAAAAATTCTTGTTTTACAAATTTTTTGATCAACTTCCCTGTTTTCTGGTCCAAGAAAGAAACCATGTCATTGTAATTATTACGTCTGCAACGCGGATTCAAATAATTCTGATAATTATTTATCGTAAAATCCTGAATAAAATACTTCCAAATAATTGTTCCGTCTTGATAGTTAGCCGTGCCATCGCCATTGACATCAAAGTTCAACGTACTACATTTAGATTTTAATTCGTTTGTTAATCTATTTGCTTGATAATTTGTATAAGACGAAGAGTAAAAGTTGAAAATCGACTCGTCGATATCACCGGACACAAAATTATCCCACCATTTTTCTGAGTTATTAACCGTAATTCTGGTATTAATGTATCTTAGAATTATATCCAAGTTATCAAAATTAAATGTCTCAGTATTAATAACTCCGTAATCAAATGCGGATGATGTGATAGCAGTTGGATTTGTTGAAACATTGAATTCGCCTGGCTCTACGCTACAGATATATTGCTTTTCATGCAATGTTATCTGACTGTTATATTTCATATACAAATAGGTATTATTTGTATCGGTTGGATCAAGTGTTAAGTTGTTTAATATGCTTCCTGTATTATTTATTATCAACTTATTATTGTTATAAAATACATTTCCAACATTAAAATTTGTTTGTAAGTCAGACATGTCATAAATGTATGATTTACCGAATATTTTACTAGCTGCATATGAGTATTCTCCTTGTTCGTCAACAAATACTATCAGATTATCACATGCACCTGAAAATGCACCTGAAATAGGCACTGATCCATCACAACTCAGACAGTCTTCCATCTGTAAATAAACAAAACTAGAAGTGATATAACAATCGTCACTTTGATATGATGATGTACGGAGATACGTTAAATCAGATTTACTGCCTGATTCAGTTATCAACGGATCGGATAAATAGAAATCGTCGTTCAACGGAATTGGCGATCCAACTACTAAATTTGTATCTGAGACTGATACTGAATAACCATAAGCTGTAAATGGTTTTCCTATTTCTTTTCGTTTCGATATAGGATCAGTTGTCATTTGATTAATCAAAGAAGAACCGAATATTTTTCCGTTTACAATCGACTCTGTTACTTTATAAAGTAACGTTTGTCCACAATATGTTGATTCTCCAAAGTCATATTGATTGAACGTTTTATCATAATAATTTATAGAATTAGAAATGAATAACGAACTAAATGGAAAATACGGTTTTGGAGATCCAATCAATATTTTTTTATTATAAACAGAAACAGAATATCCAAACAAATTATCTTTAAATGTTACGTCGTCTCCATATAATTTATTCAATAATTGAAATCCACTGTTAACGTCATCTGGACACTGTTGGTTGTTATACACATAAACAGAACCACGTTGTCTCAAAACATTTGATCCTGAGTACTCCCAATAAATCAAATCATTTGGAGCGCCTACGGCTAAAATCGTATCGTATAATGAAACGGAATATCCATATCTACTATTAACTTGACTTCCACTTGGAATTAATTCAAAATTCGTATTTTGTATAGTACAATACTGTGAACTTGTGTTCTGAGATAATACTTGACTTAATTTCCAATTATTTAAAGATCCTGAATTAAAAAATAAATAGACATTAGATTGAGATAGTTGATTGCTTCCAACTACTAATGTATTTTCATTTTTTTTGTCTAAACAAATTGAATATCCAAATCCATATTGATGTGGATAATTAACGACACTACAACTTAATATTTTTTGAAGAGAATATGTACAATCAGCGTCTGTATATTTATATATGTAAACTGCTCCACGACCGTTATTATAATAAGGAGATCCAACGGCTAAATAATTATTGGTGATAGATACTGATCCTCCGAATTTATCTTTAATTGATCCTGTGATGGTACAAATCGGCACATCACTTATGTGATATTGATCAACGGGTACTGAATTCTCCGGCGAATCGGCAATAATTCCTTTAGTATTATCAAATGTGTAATTAGGATTGATTTTAAATATGTCTACACATGCAAAATTATTTGAATTGCCTAAGTAATAACTAGATGACACTCCTGTATCCCCGACTGCTAAAAAGTATGTAGATAAATCAATAGCAGATCCATAATTAGATTGATTTACTTTTAAGTTAGCTGTTTCTACAACTATAAAATTACAATTGGATAGAGTGGCATTTTTAGATCCGCTTTCAATTATAAAAGACGCGGTTAATGCTGCACTAGAACTTTGTTCCGTGTAATATGGAACTAATGCTCCATTTTCTGGAAAAATTGTTTTCTTTAATATTCCGGCTATAGAATAGTTTGTTTTAAAATTATCTTTTTTAATCAAAAAAACTTGTCCTATTTTACTAAAACCTTCACATGCAGTATATGTGTCCGATGGAGGATTGCCTACCGCAATAAGATCTCCATTGGTAGTTACTACACTGCCGTAATTTTGGTTATATATATTTTCCAAATTCATACTTTATATACTTATGTGGATATTGATCCATAATACAAATATTGTCCTAAACCTGTTATGCCATAATTAACTACACTTTGCGTATTAGTTGAATAAATTTCAAAATCACTGATAAAATATGATCCGGACAAATATAAATTATTATTACCATCGTCTAAAATATCAGCGACTATATCGCCGGTCTGATTGGTAATTAACACACTTAATGGTCTAATTCTATCTCCACTCTGAGTAACATTTAATGTATAACTTATAAACTTATCATCCAAATTCAATTTGGCGTTAGACGTATCATAACCATCGAATCCAAAAATATTATAAGAATTGTTGTAATTATTATAATACATTTTTTTAATAGTATTATAAACTTGACCCTGATATGTTCCGTCTAAATTGGTTGGATTTGTCTGGGCATTATAGTAAATGCTATCTACTGGATAAAATACGGATCCAGTTGGCAATTTTAAGCCAAGTTGGAATTGTGGATTGTTTTCGTTATTTATTGGTGAACATGCTAAAAATCCATCATCATTTTCTATTGAGCCATCGCAAGATCCATCATTAACTGTTGCAAATGAACCAGTAGATAAAGAATTAAAATTATAATCACATTCCGATATAGGAATAATCAATGGAAAATTATAAGTTTCATCACTTGCCAATATCAAGTCAGAGAAAATATTATTAGCAATCTTCTCTTTTGCTACTGAAAATGTAGTGATTTGTATGTCTTGATTTTTAAGAAATTTAATCATCCCAATATAAATAGGAAGATTTAAACATATTTAGATTAAAAATCAATACGACACTTAATTAGCAATTCATTATCAAATGATTTTTGCGTTGGTCTACTTAATTTACCCACGGCTAATAATTCGTTATTAGAATCATATAACCCAATTGTAGTAATATAAGTACGTGGATTGCTAATCAGTTCTGGATATATAATAGTACCTTTTGTTTGTCCATCAGTACCATCCGAAACAAACGTTGGGTTATTACTATAATTAAATTCTTTGTTTTTAACTCTTACAAAGTAATTCGTAGATGGAACAAATTCCGATTTGCGAACTGCCATATTTTTATTTGATCTTCTGAGACTTAAATAGAATTTACGCAACCAATCTCTCCAATAACTTTTCCAGTTAACTGAGTATTGATTAGTTGTTCTGGAATTGGTAATTTGTGGTGGATTTCCAGTAATACCAACTTTTGCGTCCAACTTTAGTGCATTCAATATAACAACACCATTTGTTGGATAGAATAATCCGATACCTTCATAAACAGCGGATACAGTTCCTCCTTTAGTAAATGGCGTTGGTACGCCATTGATAATGGATCCTGAAATCAAATTATATACATTTTGTTGTGTATTTACAACTTGGGAATCGTCGATATATGAGAATTGACCTAAAGCGCCAGTAAAATTTAATTGAATTTGGCCTGGATCAATTTGATCTTGGAATTTATCAGCCACATAATTTAGTACGAAGATTGCGGAACTATCGGTTGGAGAATCCACACTACCTGAGGCAAAACTAAAGAATGTATCTCCTGGTTGCAGAAGTGTATTTTTGTACTGAGAGTAAATAACTTTAGTTTCATTTGTATATACTTTTGCTACTGATTGTCCTGTCCAATCAAAATAACTACTACCCGAATTATAATAATCTCCATAAGCAATGGCAAAATATTGATCTCCGCCGCTATAAATGTCAATATAATACTGAGCATTTCTTACGTCGAATGGGCCGGATCCAGTCATGACGTTTGCTTGAGCGGATGATGATACGAAAGATGATTGAGCTACTGTTAAACTACCAGTACCAAACATACCCGATGACACTTGGTTAATTCTTCCTGATACTATATCGTCTGGAGTAAATGGTGTGAATATCATATATTATTAAGTTGTGGTAGGAACACTGACAGTTACATTGATTGAAGAATTTCCTCCGCTTTCATTTCCAATAATGGTAATGTTAGTTGTGGTTGTCTTAGACAAAGAACTATTTGGAATAAATCTAAACTTATTACCTATAACAACCTGTGAAGCTTGTGACGCTAAATCTCCGGTAAATGTTGGAATAGTTGCTGAGGTAGAGTTTAAACTATTTGTTTCAGTGACTACTAAAGTACCTACGTTTTTATTGGATAAAATTGCTGTATAACCAAGTGTTACGTTATAAACTGGAGTTGTACTTGGAATAATATCAATTGCGGCTGAATAAGTACGTGGTACAGAAATTAATGGAGGAGCAATGTTGATGGTTGGCACAGATGTTACTCCATCATTCAATGTAACCAATTTATACTTCATGATTTGAGATTCATCTGTGATTGGTTCCATTACGGGAGTATTGCGAATAGCTATATCGTAATATGCACTGCCCATTGGATGATTTGGGTTAAACTGTGTATAGTCGATTTCGTCGTCAGCTAAAGCGAATGCTGTAATGTTCAATCCACCTGTTTTTGCCAATACTTCACGACCTTTTTTCGTCAATATCGCGTTAACAGTGAGAACGTTGTTATTAAGATATGCCATATATAAATAATTATCAAGTGTTTTCGGTTTTTAATCAAAAATTATATTATAAATTCATAATATACATATTCATACTAGCACTGGTACATGTAGAACATGTTAGTGGTTGTTGTATAAACAAGCTATTTGGAGATCCAATTGATCCGGTTAAAATACCATACTTAGGGAAATTATCACTTTCAATATCAACTGCCAAATATCCTGGTATTGATATAATAGGAGATGATCCATTTGGTAAACCTTTTCGATTTACGGTTGTGGTATAGTCATTTTGACCTTTTGTATAAGTGTAGTATGATAATTTGCCACTAGATAATGTTTTTATCCCATTGCTTATAGTATAATATGATCCGGAAACCGCTTGTCTTTTTAATCTACTTCCAATACGTACAAATTTACTCAAGTGTCGTTGAGAATATCCACTATTCATTTCTCCGTAATAGATGTCCTTCAGAGAATTGCTACCCGTAATTTGATTATTTAAATCTCCTGAGCCAGAGCCAATAATCTGTACAGATTTATAACTTGATGTAAATGTTACAACAGATCCCGTATTATTGTGAGATTGATAATAATCATTCTCAGAATAATTTATTGTATTTCGTACATTATATCCATTTGTATTTACAAATATATATTTTCCATATTTAGCAAATATAAAATCTCTATCATCCACTTTATCTTTGATCTCAAATCTCGAAAAGTTATATGTATCACGATCTGTTTGAATTCCGTTAACAGAAGAAATGTTTATTACTGTATTGCTTGATGAGTTAACCGTATCTATTAATGAACATGAAAAGAATGGTTTAATTAAATAAGTCATCAAACTGGATGTACTATTTGGATTTAATGCAGTGAAGTCTGCATCTTTATAATTGAATTTAACACGTTCAAGTATAGAAGGTTCCAATAAAAGTCCAGTTTTTAAAGTACTGCGAGAAGGTGTTAAATTTTTAACAAAATCAAATATTGAAAAATCAATATAAAACTTATAAGTACTATAATATTCTTGAGGATATATATACTTTTTATTTGCAGCAGCAAATTCAGCTTGTCTCAATTTCAACTCAGGATAGTTTCTTGAAGTAAGATATTTAGGATCTCCTATAATATCAGATATACCTTCTTTTCCTAAAAAGTCTTCGATATTTTTATTTAAATATCTATATGGCGAAATATAATATCCTACTAAATTAGAATCACTTCCAATTATGTCTTTTGTATATGTAGAGTATTCATATGGTACCAAATTAGAACTTACATCTTGAGTGATTTTATTAATATTAGCATTATCTTTATAATTTGGCCCAAATCTGTTTGAATTTATAGCTTGTTTGATGTTAAATTTCTCAAATTGATATGGGAAAATATCGGCTGATATTGAATCGCAATATGGCGATCCTCGTTGTACGGTATTTTGATTAAAATTATAAGCGTAAAATTTACTATTATATCTATTATTTTGATTTAATATAACCGATGGAAATCCCCACAAGTTTACAGGAGTATCAAAACTCCATAGATAATACATGTTTTCATAAACCAAAGATTTTTCTGGTATAGAAATCGAATTTAAGTTATAAGAATGTTCTTGAAAATCAGAATCACTTAATGCATATTTCTGGACTTTTATTTTATCGATATTTCCATAAAATTGAATTGAAGATGAAAAGTTTCCTACATAATAACTTCCAGATGAAAAATATTGAGTTTGATCGTACAATATCGTCTTATCTTTTCTATCCGTGAAGTTAAGTTGACTTCCGTAATATTGATTGACAGTCAATGTGTATGTGTGTGGAACATACTTTTCGGCCGCCGATGAACTTAATGATTGAGTTTGATTATATGTTTGAGAAACAATAGGCAATGCATCAAAAATAATATTATCATTTGGTTGCTTTCTCAACATAAACGTATAGAAATCTCCATTAAAATAAGGCATTTCTATGCTTTCAATACTAGACGTAATTTGTGTGGAACCAATAGGACAAAGTTCAAAAATTAATTTTGCAGATTCTTTTTGTTTGGTCTTGTACAAATAAATTTGCCAATCTAAGTTTTTGTTTCTTGTCTTCTTTATTAATGGAATTTTATCTTTGTAATTGTATTTATCCCATTCATTAGATCTGAATGACATTTCTACAGTTGATACTCCGGTAAATCTTTCTACTACAGATCTTGTCAACTGCGTTGGTGGATATGTACTTCCACTTGTATATTGTTGTCCCACAAAATACTTATATTCACTACTTGTAAAATTAAAATTTATATATTGATTGTTGCTATACTTGGTAGCGTAAATTATATCATCAAAGTCATAATAAACATTTTTGTTTATCAATATGTTTGGACTACTATATTCCACGACGTTAATCAAATCCGAAGATACACCGAAAATTGATCGAATCAAATTAAATGAGGTAGATGTGCCTTTAGTTTTATATATGTAACTTAAATTATTAGTTATTCGGTTAAATATAGATTTAGCATAATCAAAATATGAGGAAGATAAACTTCCAGACATCTGTGTATTATTAAACAATAATTGATTTACATCACTCCTGTTAAACTTAAAATTAGTAACATCCCAGTTGAAATTGTTTAATAATTCTTCTATATAATTTTTTGGATAACTATTGTTATCATTCCAATTAATTGGATAAGCTTTCGGAAACTTCTTAACAAAAACTAAAATGTTATCAAAGAAATGACCAACCATTGCTGTAAACTTTATATAATCAGCATTAGCTTCTTCTGTTTTAATATAATCCGGCAATTGATAGAATAAAGAATTGTAATTACTTTTATCGAAGCTTATACCATCTTCTATTTTCTGATCTATACTAGATGGAGAATAAAACAGATAAGATTCATATTCATCTAAACTATCTAATAAAGAAATTTGTTCGTTTGTTATTCTGTTAAAGTCATTGGAATATGACGCTGATATCGAAGTATTAGACGTTGTAGATGCTTGATTCTTAATTTGACTCTTTGAAGTTTCATAGGAATCATATTTAGAGATTTTGCTTTTAGCTATCTTAGTTCTTAATTCAGCAGAAGAAAAATTAATAAAATTACTAAAATCATTATAATCGATCAATAAATCATTTATTTTTTGTTGAGTTCTAGCTTTAGCGGCGAATAATGTATTGTTATCCGTTGCATTAAACTTGTCGTTCGTTGGATTAACAGATGGTACGGCTACTGTAAAATTGACACTGTTTAAATAAACCTTACGTGAAACTGGTGCGGTATATAAATTAACTTTAAAATACAACGGCGCCAATGAAATGTTGGAGATCCAACAGGTATCTCTTATAGAATACTCAGATGGAAGTGGACTATCCAACTTAATCTGAACATTTATACGATTGTCTACTACATTTAAATAACTTGTGTGAGTTAATATTTTTACTAAATTCCCATTATCAAAATTTAATGCGTTCTTATAAAATGCATAAAACTTCAGACTATAATCATTTAATAATTCTGTAATTTTTGGTTGTAACCAATATCTATATGCAATTTCGACAAATACATTTATTGTTTCAGCAAGATCTACATCAGTCAAAGTTGTTCTTTGTAATATTGCGTCTTGACTTACTTTTGCCGTGATCAATGAAATAGCTGTCAAGATTTCATCTTCGGAAAATTCAGTTTCGTTGTAAGTGTAAACAAAGTTTTTTATTTGTTCTGCAATTCCTGCAAATTTTATATTTTCACTGATTACCGTATTGGGATCATTAGATAAATTAACAACTTTATTGTATCCAACATAGACAGAGTTAATAAATTCTTGCAACTGAGCCGAAGACTTAAATCCGAGAAGTTGTGCGTATTTCAAATAATTGAAATTAGAAAAATTGGCATTAAAAGATTCATCTATAGGATTTCTATCTACGATGGGAATAATATCATCGATTACTTGTAAAAAAACAAATTTTTTATCCGCAAAGGCTGAGATTTTTACTGAATCTATTCTGTTAGCTTCACTGATATTTGGATCAAATGCATAAGATAATCTTAACTCAGTTCGACTAGGAGAGATTTCTTTTATGAATAATCTATTAGACGTATTACCAGCAATATTTCTAATTGGGTTATATAGAACATAATACAAACCGGGACTCAATTCGTCGAATTTAAGATCGAATTGACTGTGTAATAACAATTCATTGCCATATAAAGCATAATTTGTAAATGGATTGGCAACTCTATATGTTCGTGGTACATCATTTACATCTTTATATGATGATTGTACAATACTGTATGTTGTTTTTGGTATTACTCTGTTAAAAAGAATTGGTTCTTGATTACTATTATAAACACTTAATTCTAATATATCATCATTTGTATCTCCGAAAAAATTTTCAGAGTTTAAAACTTGTTGTTCATATAAAGATTGTAAATCTTGTTGAAAATACGAAGCACTTGCTATACCATTAGCAAGATCAAGTTCATTAATTGTTAAATAATCGTAAGGCATATTATACTAGTGGTAAAAACGGAAAATCATCAGCGAAGTCTGAAGGAACATTTCCTTGACCCAATTGAATTCGAAGATTTATTATTGTTTTCTTTTGTTCTGCGATCACTTGTTTATCGTCATTGTTCTCATACTTTTCAACCAATTCATTAACCGTCTGATTAAGAATTCTATTTTCCTCAAGTAGAGTGTTATATTGATCTAAAACTTCAGCGACATTACGTTTCTCTTCTTGTTGAACAGTTTGAAGTTCGGTAAAGTCAGCTGTATTCGCATCAATGATCTTATTCTCGTTGTACACAAATGTTTTCAATGGAACTTTAACATAATTAACGTTTCCATTGACGGACTGAGCTACAGAAAATACCAATTGGAAATTTCCAAAAGAATCTAAATTATTTACGAAGTCTCCAAAATTTTTAAAGTTATAAACTTCATCTGTAGCCACATCATAGTTTAATTGTATATCCGCCATATTATCTTGTTATCTTAAATATTTTTTGAGTGTCTGTAATATCCACAGTACCGTCTTGATATTCCGATTTTATAAATATTTTCAAATATCTTTCTTGTGGTAATCCGGTTGTTTGTAATTTAAAATAATTACCTTGATTTGGATCACAACTTAACTTTGTATATTGATCAAATCCAACTAAAACTTCTTCTGATTCAGCATCTTTAATCATATAATAAGAGCTAGTAGGAAGATACTTCGGAGTAACCATGGATGGCTGTTGATAAGCTTTTTGGAAGTTTTTCAACGGATATCTATCTCTAGCGAATACAAATATTTTTGGTAAACTTCCGGCTTTATAAGCTTCTTTTAAGTAATTCAATGTAATTAAATTTTGAATTGATCCTGAAACAGGTTTCAAACTTCCGATATTAAATACACTGTCATCCCAAGCTACATCAATATATGGACTATAAATAGTATTTGTTTCTTTACTAAAAAACTGTAGTAGTCCATTTGTTGGTTGTAATGGAGGAGTCGAAATTTCCAAAGAACTTAATAACATAAGTCCCTGATTCGGAACACAACCACATAACCATCCTCTAACGATTTTGGTTATATCCATAGTAACGTCACTTTGTTGTCCGTAACTAAATGACTGACTACAAATTAAACTTGCATTTACCAAAGATGGATACTTCGATGAATTGCAAATCCATTTTGGCTTATTTGTGTAAGAAGCTGGTACTTTATAATACCAAGTACCCCCTTGATTTTGAAAACTAGCACTTGAATACGAAGATGATAATAGATAATTTACTTGTTGATAAGTATTAGATATAGAATTTCCATACCATAACCCACTTCCATCATAGTTTCTATATAACCAACTACACCCTAGTTGTGATCCATTATCCGCGTATCTACCATTACCATTTTCCCAACTTTGACTTATAGGATAAGCATATATACTATAATTTAATGGAAGATTTCTGGACCCACAAGCTTTTAAATTTAAAGTGAATTTTATATTAGATCCACTAATATTATTGTTTGAGATAGATTTACTCAATTCATTTATATCAAACTTAACAAGCGTTCTAGAAAACTCAGGATAGTTCAAATATGTTGCTGTAGACGGACGAGTAAAAGATCCACTATATTTACCTTTGAAATAACCAGCAAAATTTGTGACATCTGTGTAATACAATTTACTGGAAGTTAAAGTTTCTATATATAACTTAGAATTTGAACCACTAAAACTTCCTGTAAACGATCCTGAATTAAAAGCTCTTACTGGAGAATAAAAACTGGAGTTACACGGTATGCCTGTATTTGATTTGCCTAATAGTTTCCCTCTTAAATTTTTAAAGCTGCCTGTACCTGTCAAAGATGACGTTAACGGACTTGTTGTATATGTCCGTTTGTTTACTTTTAATTTTGTAAAAAAGCTACCAACTCTTACAGATCCAGAAAAACTACCTGTACTCCAACTACCTGTAAAGAACGAATAACTTGTTATATTCATACTACCTGTAAATGATCCGGATGCGTAATTAGCTGATCCAGAAATATAAAGTGGTCGTTTTGGGTTAGTAGTTACATTGGACAATCTACCTGTAAAATTAGCAATAAATGATGTATTCGGTATTACAGAAGATGTAAGATTGAAAGCATACCACTTACTTCCAGAGTAAATAAATAAAGAAGAGGTGGTATAAGCTAACCAACCTTCGTTACCATAAGATGACGCAGTAATCGGAGCTGCGTGCCAGTTCGGATCTGTGTATACAGTCGTCGTGCCTTTATTAGAGGCATAAATTTCTAATATTTCATCAATACCAAAATTTTTATTGACAAAATTAGGAGAATTGTTTATGTAGGTATCTTGAGATGGATAAATAAATGTGTGCATATTATACTACAAGTCCTTTTATGTCAGAGTCTGGAAACTTAACTTCAAATACAGCAGGATCCTTTGGAGGATACACTATATTATTTTGTGTTGCTATACTAATATTGTATGCAACGGAAGAATAATTACCATCATCAATAGTTAAGTTTTTTATAAGAATGTCGCTCACGGATTGAACGCCTTCATTTTGCATTATCTCGAAATTTATTTGACTTAAATTTATCGGTTGATTAAAACTCCATTTATCTATATCGAAAAATGATTTTACAGATTGTATACAATTATTTAATACTTCGGATTTATTAAACCCTTTAAATACAGTTATTTTAAATTCAACTCCAATGTTTATTATATAACCATCGATAATATTAATCTTATCTGTCAGAATCTTATAATTCTGAATATATGTGGTTAAATTTTGAAGAGTTGCTGGGTTTACTTGTGTTAGATTTTTATTTACATCATATCCAAGTAAATACAAATTATTGGTAAACGGACTATTTGATTGTAAAAATTTCTTTCTATCAAGAGGATTTAATGGAGATAAATTTACAGTCGAATTATTTTCTGTATTTAAAACGCCATTAATCAATCCAGTGTATTGAACTTCTCTAGTCAAATTACTTTGTACAAACGCTTTAGATATATTGCCTAATTGTGGTGGTAATGCATAAACTCTCAACAAGAAATCGTCTTCTGTAACCATACGATTTTGTGTGGAAAAATTCAACATTGCATTTTGTCTAATTTCTTCGTCGGATTCAGCATCATCGCCGCCTGTAGCAGCCTCTATATTGTTTACTCTTAAAGAATTTTTTATAGTATTCAATAATATAACTTCACTGTCAGTTAATGATGTAGTATCATTTAAATAAGAAATTCCTAAAATCTTGTTAATTTCCCCAGAGTTTACGTTTGAATTTAAACCTCCGCCTATAACATACGTTATAGTCAATGTCGTATTAGATGGAGACATACCATACGACTTTTCTTTTAACACATTAGTATTATCCAATGAGATATTTAAATTTTTTAAATTAGATAACGCTACTCCAACATTAGTTGGATTTGGTATAACAATAGTATTTTCAAAATTCTCAGTATTTGCGCCGAATTGTAAAGTAGTCTGATTATTCTCATTAACAACCGTAACATATCTTTTCTCCGTTCTTAAATACTTTAGAATTTTTGGAGTTTCACTTCTATATGAAGATAAAGTTTGATTGTTTAGTGGCACATTATCCACTTCAATTGGAATTGTGTCTTGAGCCAAATAATCTACTTCGTAGTAATTATTATTATTACTATCAACGACACTTATGATTTTAAGAACATTCGTTTCATCTAATGTTATACTATAAAAAGATACTTGATCTGTTACACTAACTTGTTTAGTAATTACCGTTCCAGAATAAGCTTTAGCTGCTTTCTTGATTAGATAAAATTGAGGAGCACCTGTATTATCGCGACTATACACAGATATTTCTCTAGGCGAAAATTTAGTATCTTGACTGAAGTCTATACTTTCTTCTATTACGAAATTAACTCCTGGCGTGCTAGATAGTTGTGAAAATGGTTGTAATATCAAACAATAACGTTCATCCGGAAGATATTCATTATCTCTGGTACGAATAGATGGTAATAATTGGAATACGTCAACATCGGATGAAGATGCTGACGAAACTTTTGGTTTGTAACCCAAATACTTAGCAGAATTTATAATATTTCTGCGATCTTGCGCAAATTGAATATAACTTTCGAAGAATTGTTGATCTGTATAGTAAGATAGTACATCTCCAACGTAAGCTGCTTGATCTATAAAGATTTGACCTGGGGAACTTTCACTAAAATCTTTATAACTCTGTGGGTAATACTGTTTTGTGAAATCAATCAGTTGTTGACGCAATGATGTAAAATCTCTATTGAGATAGTTTACATCCTTTGTATTTGCATCAAATGTTTTGTTAATTAGCGTTGACATTAGATTTTATTAGTTTCCAAGTTAAACTCGGTATTACCCACAGTATTGTTATATCTAAAAGTAATACTTATAAATATTGAATTTGTACTATTATTATCTGGTTGAATTGGAGATAATTCTACACTTAGTATTGTTGTACCAGGCAGAAACTTATCAACATCACGTTGAATTACATCAATAATGATATCATTTGATATATCATCTCCTATATTATTAAATAATAAATTGTATAATCCAGATCCAAATGTATTATTAAATCTTCTTTCTCCAGGAATAGTTAACAATAAATTTTGAATATTTGTACCAATCTGTGAGATAGTATCTTTATTTGTACTAAAATAACCCTGATCACCAAGTTGTATTGGTAATGATAAACCTATAGATTTGGTTGGAGTAGCCATTTATTTTACTTTTCACCACGTTTTTTATTCACAGCTTTCATTAGTGATCTATAATCTCTGTTCATAGCACTATAAACACTCTTTACTGGTTCGGGAGCATTTTCTGGAGCTTTTGTTTCAGTAATTACTTGAGATTTACCTACATCAAGACCACCCATCATACTTACTAGTCCGCCTTCTTGTGGTATTCCACCTGTAGTTTGATTCAAAATATCATTCAACATTGGATTGTTTGTATACTTTACAAACTTTTTAGCCGGTTTGACTTCTTCTTCAATAACAGATGATTCTTCCATAGTTTCCAACTCTTTGAGAATTTGTTGTTCCAAGTCAGAATCAGCTGATTTTTTCTTGGTCTGAACAGCTTCTTTGGAGAATATTTCAGCCAATTGAAGTTTAATTTCAGATTGTATTACATTGCGTACTTCTTGTTGTACCGTTTTCTTGATGAATTCTTTTAATACTTCTATTTTCATACTATTATATATAATTATTAACCTAACGGAGATTTAGGTAAATTTAATAAATCTGTTGCACCTTTTGGATTTGATGGTCTTGGTATTTTGACCGTCTTGATACGTGGTGTGCTAGGTGGTTTTGGTATATTTGGTTTAGGCATTCCTTTTTGTACACTTGCTAATTTAGCTGCAGCTGCCCCAACGGCTCCTCCTGAAACGGCACCAATTGCAGCACCTTTTCCTCCCCCAACTATTCCTCCTATTCCAGCTCCTAACCCACCACCGGCTAAAACTCCTCCCATTACACCACCAACAGATAACCCAGCTCCAAGTGCGGTACCACTTAATCCGCCTATTAACGCTCCTTTACCACCACCAGCTAATGATCCCACACCGGCTCCAATAGCACCACCTAATATTCCACCTTTTAATCCTTTAACTAAATTAGATGTGGATTCGACCATACCTGTTTTAGCATTTACAAATTTATCATTTCCAGCTATAGATTCAGGACTAAACTTATCTGGAGACCAATCTTTACCTAGTCCATCTGGTTTGATTCCTTTTGGATTTAGTTTATCAACAACACTACCAGCTATTCCACCCGTTACCAATCCAGCACCGGCTCCTATTAATGCTCCTTTACCACCACCAGCTAATGCTCCAATACCAGCTCCTAAAGCTCCTCCTCCAATTGCACCTTTAACGCCAGATGATAAATTACTAAGTACGCCTCCTGCGGATTCTTGAGCACCACCAATTGCACCTTGAGCTTGACCAGCCGCTCCCTCTAATGCACCTTGAGCTTGACCAGCTGCGCCTTGTACTTGACTAGTCAATCCACCGGCCGCACTTTGTACTTGAGACGCAGCATTACTTGCTGCGCCTTGCGCTTGTGAGGCTGCTTGTTGTGCTGCATTTGCGTCTAGCCCCTTTACTTCTTGGGACGGTAGTTTTAAATTAGGATTGTCCACTACAGGAGCTTTATTTGCTACACCATTAATTGTTTGTGTAGGAGGTCCTGGTAATGCTGGATCAGGATCAGGTAAAAAGCAATCTGGTACTAGTTTCTTATCAAGTTGACCCGAAGAAACTTTATTTTTAATTTCTTCAAATATATAATTTACGTCAGCTTTAACACTATTTAATGATCTATTATACGAAAATTCGTAATTGGATGCGTCTGTAACAGTTGGCCAGTTGAATGCTTGAACGTTAAAAAATCGTCTAAAACCAAGTTGTGTATTGGAAAGTGTCGAAGATTTGATAGAATCATATTGTGCTAAACAAGAAAGTCTATCGCCTATGCTTTCATTGAATATTGGATATTTCTCCAAATCAACGAATGCGTTTATTTTAGGAGTTCCTCCTGATTTTGGCGTATAAGTTTCTGTAAAATAATTTTGAAAAAACTGAAAAGTTCTATCGTATTTTTTATAAGTTTTAATATACTTATTATCCCCAATTTGTGCATACCCATTATTCAATAATTCAGTAGGACTATAAAATTCATATAGAGATTGATAAGACTCCGGCGTTATTTTATTATCGTTACTTACAGATGTGCCTTGTGAATTTATTTTAAAAACTGATCCTACGCCTGTTTTGTATTTGTTAAAATATGGAATTATTTCCAAAGAGTTTTTCGGAAAAGTTCTTCCAGTTGATGGTTGTAAATTGCCAAATATGTCTACTACTTGTAATGCCATATATTAATCCTCAAATTCAAATTCAACTTGTACTGGACCTTCACGACGATTTCTACCTTTGAAATCACCCACAACTCCAGCTCCAGTAATAGTATTAATTTCTACTGGGTCTTTACATTCACCGCCACTACCAGGAGGTTTGACTCCATTGCTACCAGGAGCATATCCACCTCCAGTAACAAATACTCGTCTACTTAACGTTTTATGCAAATTATCTCTTAGTAATTTAAGCTTAATTTGTTGTACTGGTATTTGTGTTTGATTTGGATTTGCATCATTCGTATTTTCCGCATCAATTTTACCAGCATCTACGTGACCGTGTGGATGTGGATGAACGTGATGATACCAGTGTACGTGATCCAACAACCAATTACAAAGATCATACATCCAATCTACAGTTGTTTGACCCAACAAAGCGGGTTCATTAGTTTCTCCATATTGACCCAAAAATATTTGTGGAGCATTTATAGTAGTTACATTGTTAGTGGTTATAACAACTTGATCATTAGCATCAACGGTATATTCACTATCGGTAGTTACAGCATATCGTTTTTTACTAAAGTGTAGGGTCTCTGCAAATCTACTACTTAATATTAATCTATCAGAATTTATTACAATTTGATCACGATCTAAAGTGGGAAACTTAAAAGATGTTGATCCTTTAGGATTAAATCGTGGTTGTTCTTCTGTAGGCTTATTTTCACTATTAACCCCAAATATACTTTTGTATACTGTTGTTTGCCAAGTACTTAAAGTATTTCCACTGGTAAACTGAATAGTACCACCATCATTATTAATATCTTCATCAATCTGACCTCCGTAGTTTTTTTCTTTTTCGGTTATAGCAGGTATAGGAGGTAATTTAGGATGTAACTGTTGTGCGGTTTTTTGAGCAATATTACGTTGTCTATTACGTATAGTTAGTTTAGGATTTCCATATCCACCATCAACTGAATCTTTAAATAGATTTCCGTTTAAAGCATAAGATGGATAAGCACCTTTATCGTTTGAACGATTATCATCATACGCACTAAATCTTATAGATTGTCCGAATCTACTTTCTAGTATAGTGTCTCCTTCAAACTGACGAATACTACGTATGAATGGATTACATATAAAATAGTTGCCAAAATACCCCGTTTGATTTTGATTAATAAATGCTGGATGACTTACATAACTTTTGCGGCTCTTGGGTTGTAAGTATGCAATTGCACTTTTACCATCGTCACTACTAGATTTTTCAGTTATAAATTCTCCATTCGTTCCCAAAAAGTTTAAACGATTAAATGGCTTTGTATAATAATAGTTGTCTCCTATTTTTATGACTAAAACGGTTTCGTTTAACAGTGGAAACTGAGTAATAGTGTTGTCTAAAGGAATAGCCCATGGTAGCTTATCATAAGCAGTTTGTTTTTCCTCACTTAAAACACGAATTTTAGCTCTTCCAATATAACTAAAGTCAGTATCTGTTGCTACCGGTATTTTGTTATCATAATTCACTGGTATCTGTTGATATCTTACGGTTGGAGGAGGCTGTGAATTTTTATCCGTTGAAGTTTTTCCAAAAAACGGATGCTTATCATCTAAAATAATATCAACCACAACCGCCAATTTCAAAAAATTAGCATCTACATTACTAATAGATGTATTCATAACAGTTGAAGTGGAAGGATTTAATGACCTAACTATACTTGATACGTTCGTACTCATTATGCTCCTTTGCTGATGGTAATAACCTCATCCATTAATTGTTTTCTTTCATCTTCACTTAAAATCATAGCTGGTCCTTCTCCAGTAGCTTCACCTTTAGCAACCAATCGTTGTACCACGGCTGCTAATTTAACTAACTGTTCGTCGTTTTTAATTCCTACATCATAGTAATCTTTGATAAGAGGCACTATGATTACAGCGTCATTTACAGTTTTAATTAAAGTTCGTAACTCCGAGATCAAAATATCAATTTGATCTTTCTTATTCTCTGAATTTTTCACTATATCTTTACAAAGACCAGAAAAATTCTTTCCTTTGTAAATTTCAAAATTTAAGTCCATATACCTATAAATAGAAAAACCACTCCGATTGGAGTGGTTTTATTGATAATTTAGATATTATAATGTTCCTCTATTACTATAATTTCTCATTACAAGATTTTGATAACTTTTCATCTTGTTGATAACTTTGGTTATTTGTTGGGTTTTACAATTACTCAATTCTCTAATATACAAATATAAAGTTTTTTTGTTGAAGTTTTCTATTCTTTCACAGTTTCTAAATAGTTCAATTACAGCATAAGCGATATTTAGGTCTTTTTGTTTATTAAAAATCTTAGTTATATTTGCTTCCCAGTAATTTACAATCAACTTCATGAATTCTTGAGTCTGAATATCTTTATGATGTGCGTCTTCTGTTTGTAAACAAACTGATGATTCGCTTGGCGTTTCACTAATATCTACGTGTTGATTAAATCTTTTATAATTGTTATTGTTGTGAAATATTAAATAGTTTTTAGCTACGATACTAAAATAACTGAATGCTTTTCCTTTTCCAGCTTGAAATTTATGAATATTCGTTACTAAATGTGAAACAGTTTCTTTTTGAATCTCCAATGGACTATTATCAAAATAAGTGAATTTAAATGTATTAAATATATTTTCAACCAATTTGTCAAAACTAAATTTGATTTTATTTTCATAAATCATATTGCGTTTGATTTCATCTTCTTCCGCGTTGTATTCAATGATAGCATCTTCGGTTTTCTTAGAAAAATATATTTTTTCTTTCTTGTTTCTACCACGACGTTTTTTACGTTCTCCGTTAACATCAAACGCAGATTCTTCTGTTTCAGAAACGTTATCTGATATATGTTCCATTTGAATTGTTCTTGGAACTTCTATATTGGAAAGAGTCTTAGGAATCTTTTCCTTTTTTGTAATAACAATATCGATAGTAATTTTAGGTTTTTTTACCGATTTAACCTTCTTTACTACTTTCTTAATTTTTTTAACACTGTCTTTAATAACAGCGATCTTCTTTATTTTTTTAGAAGGTTTCGATTTTGTTTTTTTCATTAATATCGGTGGGTTTATCATCATCAGTTTGAATTCTTTTATTTGTTAGTTCGATGATATTAAGCAAATCAGTAAATAAAAAGCCAACATCATCATCTTTAACAAATATACCCCGTTCATCAACAAATTTCAACTTATTATATGTATTTTTTACAAGCAATTTAAAGTTTAATAACCATGACTCCAATTGGTCTATTTGTTCAAAAGACTTTTTCAGAGCCACTAATAAAAAAATATTCAATATTAGTGATGCCAATAATACTATTAATATAACATATATCATTATTTTAATTCGTCAAACGTTTCGTCTTCGTCGTTTAAATCAATGTATTCAGTTAAATACTCAATTGATTCTTCTACTAAGTCCCAATCAGATGAATCGAATCCTCGTTTTAGATTCTTATATAATTTTAAAATTTCTTCTTCGTCCATATACGTGTATTTACATATATAGTAAAATAAAGAAAAATTATTTTTTTATTTAAAAACTAAACATTCCTCTTGTACCAGTAGATTTTTTTGCAGATTTTTCTATTATTTTCTCCACTATCTTTTCAACCTCAACAGGCTTTTCCACTATTTTTTCAACCTCAACAGGCTTTTCCACTATTTTTTCAACCTCAACAGGCTTTTCCACTATTTTTTCCACGATGATTTGTTCAGGTTTATTTTCGGAAACATCCTTTTTTTCTTGAATACTTTCTGATTTTTCTTCATCGTAAACTCTATTGGAAGAAATGTTATATGCTAATAGTAGTATTACTGCCAATGGATCAAATACCGCAATTAATACAGCAATAAACCACTTAACAACATTTTGAATCGTTGTACTAAACTGATCAGCTACAAACTTAAAAGTAGTGATATCTTTTTTCTGACTATTATCAACTTTTAACTTGAAAATTTCTTCGTCGATTTTTGAAACTTTATCTCCGTATAATTTAGACTTTTCATTTTCAGATTCCAATTGTTTGTTTAAGTCTCCAATTTGATCATTAATTTGATTTTGTATATTCTGCAATTGAATAGGATTTCTAGCTATTAATGTATTAGTTAACACTTCGGTTAATCTAGATTCTTGAGAACTTCTCAATGCATAAATTCTTTCAATAGACTTTTTTACAGAGTCCATTTTTAACTTTTCTTCAATTTTTTGAGTTTCTAATGTAGAGATTTTGTTTACGGACAATTCTGTTTCTAACGATGACTTTTGAAAAGCCGCTGTTAAAAATCCAAATATACCCAATGAAGTTATACCCATCAAAGCGAATATAGCTACAATCATATAAGTCTTCATCAAAACATTAGATTTATTCCAATATCTAAATAACCAAGAAGTTGTTACAAGTTTACCGAGCTCCAAAGAAGATGCCATTACCATAGCAGCAATAGTTGCGCCAGAGAATAATAGTCCTATACCATATACACTGAAGTAAGCTGCACATCCAGCTATCAAAAGTGAAGTAAATAGTACCAAATGTTGAAATTTTATCATATATATAAATATCTATAAAATAAAAACCCCGTTAATTTAATAACGGGGTTAATATAACCTTGATTGAATCTTAATTAATCAATCTTTACTTTCTTACTCGTCGGCACCGTTGGTTTCAACTTATTAAGAGTGACCGTCAACAAACCATTTTCAAATTTAGCCAATGGTTCGTCTGTATCAATGATATCACCCAGTGTAAAACTACGTTTAAAACTACTATGTTTTAATTCTCTGCGAATGTATCTACGATCTTGTAGATCTGTATCTTCTAGTTTTCGAATCTTTTGACCACTGATAGTAAGTACGTTTTCTTGTACATCAACCGATACTTCTTCTTTAGACAGACCTGGGATTTCTGCTAAAATTTCTACACGGTCATTATAATCAATCACATCTACACGTGGATAACTTTGCTTTTCAAAAAATCCAACACCTATTTCTTTTGTGATTTCTGGGAATTGTGAAGTGAATACTTCATCAAACAACTTATCGAATGGAGTTAAAAACTCATCACGATTTAAATGGCGAAACGCCGGATTGTATCTAATTACTGACATATATTTACCTTTCTTTTTTAATAATTCTATTGAACTTATTAACCTAATAGCCTCACTCGAGCACTATAGTGAATAACACATCTGTGCCATTCAAGAATATATATAAACTAGTTTTTGAAAAATGTCAAGAAAATTTCAGAAATAATACGATGCTTTCAAACCAGATACTTGATATCCGTTTCCATCATATCCTCCGCCTAAAACGTTTACACCACATATAAATGATATTGTATTAGTAGAACTGATAACCGATGGTACCAATCCAGTGTGTTCCCATCTACATAAACAACTATCATTATCAACAGTTCCTTGCCATTGTTGTAATACATTTCCTATACCTGTACTTGGTAATATATTGGGACTTGAAGTACCAGCATTGTATTGTTCACTAACTGAAGTTCCCGCGATTATTCCTGTATTGAAATTAATTTTACCTTCTAAGCTCAGTCCGTTATTGGTTCTTGCATTTGAACTAAGAAATATTTCAAAGTCGTACCAAGTTGCGGAACTAGGTTTAGTTACCGAAACGGTTATATCAGTTGGAGGTGTGCCTGTGGTTTGAGCCGGTCTGGTATATACATTGAATAGTCTAGCGGGTCCACTAACATAACTAGAACTTATAGCGTAACTAGCCGTACCATTGAATGATACTTTTTTTCCCGTGCCTTTGAAGTTTGTAATATTATCTATACCTCTAAAAGATCCTGTAACTAAAGATCCATTAGCTCCAATAACCTTTCCGTAATGACTACCACTAAAGCTTCCAGAAGCTATAGCATTTTTACTAAAAAGTTTACCATAATTACTCCCACTAAAGCTGCCGCTAGCTGCAGTATTTTTGCTTAATATTCTACCCCAGTAACTTCCACTGAAACTGCCACTAGCAATCGTATTTACACTCACAATTGAACCTCTAAAACTGCCTGTAGCCTTTGTATTTTTACTTACTATACTTCCCCAATAACTTCCGCTAAAACTACCTGTAGCATTAGTGTTTTTACTTATTAAACTACCCCAGTGACTTCCGCTAAAACTGCCTGTAGCTTTAGCATTTTTGCTTATAACTTTTCCCCAATAACTACCACTAAAACTGCCGCTTGATTTTCCCTTAAAACTTCCAGTAAAACTACCTGAATATGATCCTGTAAGTTTTCCCATGGAAACTTTTAAATCATTAACGGTACTACGTCTTGACCAAAGTAAAGAACCTGATTCCACTGTCAACAATATATCGCCACCGTCTAAATTTGAATATCTAACTAGTTGACTTACTTTAATTGGAGTTACACTGACATTATTACATGGTAAAGGCATATATAATAAATATTAAACGTTTGGATACAAAGGAATTTTGTAAGGATTTCCATTCAAAAATATTTGTAGGAACGTATCATTAAAAAATGTACCAGCACTAGTATCAATATTTACATTGGATCCTGTAAGACCAGAAGTTATATCTAAACTTCCAGTAAATGATCCTTTATATGAAGCGTTTACCGATCCAAAGTATGTTATTAAGTTTCCAAATGTAGCTTTCTTGGAGTAATATACATTATTAACACTATCGTACTGAGAAATAATCAATAGATCATTTGAACTTATAGTCGAAGAAGCCAATTGACTTATTCTCAAAGTTTTTACATTTAAACTATTACAAGGACTTATTGCCATATATTATAAGTATACAATAATGTGTTATTTCCAAACTCTAATTTTAATTTTCCATTTACTCTTGTCAATTGCAGGCCATGTACCACCTGTTTTAGCCGGAATGTATAAATCATTTGGAAAACCTGTATTGCCGGCAACAGATACAGCCGCATAAGTTGAATTGGTCCATGTTGAAAATATATTTGCATCTAGTTGATTTGATTCTACGACATTTAAATCAACTTCATCACCGGCTACGTATCCTACCCCAGCATCACTACTATCACAGTATAAAGTAGCTCTTATTGATGATGGAGATGCACCGAATCCGTGTGTGATAGCATAACAATAAGTACCAACTCCGCCTTCGTTTGTTCCACCTACAAAGTCGGCTACTGTACCTGTACTTGTATTTGCCACATGTCCAAGTGAACTTACGTAACTTGCAGTAACGGCATGACTGCCAGTACCCCAAAAACTTACAAATATATTTCCTTGTTGTTTAAATCCACCAGGACCACCATAAAAACTACTAGTTATTGAATTAGCTGTTAATCTATTATTTACATTAATACTTTTATTGTAAATATATAAATCGGATCCAGCTGAATACGTGAATCCAGGAGCATTTTTAATTACGTATGCACTGTTCCACATTGTCATATCATACTGAGATGGAGATCCGCTTCTGCTAATAGGATTGGTCCATCCAACATCATAATTAGTATTAGTATTTTTAGCTAATATTTGATATTGATTACCTCCTATTGGCACACCATTTATTGCTGATCCACCAGCAGCTGCATAAGCCGCTGTTAGTGCTTGTATAGCATATGAGCTTGTTCCGTAAAAAAATGATGTAGGTACATTCCCGTTTGGATTTGCACTGGTACCATTTTCTAATACTTTGTCACCATTTTGGCTATATACATCTCCTCTTATCGAACCTGTTATATTACCTCTGAAACCTATACTAGCGCTTATTCTCGTTCCTTTTATAGTTGATTCGGATGAATTTCCTATAGACGTACCATCTATAGTTCCACCATTGACATCAATGCTACTAAATGTACTTGTTCCGGTAGACGTTATATTACCTCTGAAACCTATACTAGCGCTTATTCTCGTTCCGTTGATGGTCGTGGCAGATGATGCTCCTATAACGGTACCGTCTATAGTACCGCCATTAACATCAATGCTACTAAATGTACTTGTTCCGGTAGACGTTATGTTGCCTGATAAATTTCCAGAAAAACCAGAGGTTGCAATAATCGTATTACCCGTCAGTGTATTTCTAACCGCAACTGTATAAAAATTAGACGATTTGAAATCTGGATTGTAAAAACTGCCTGTAAATTTATTATTTGTACTAGTGAAGTTTACAGTTTTATTAAATGGATTGAAATTATTAGAACTAAGTATTGATCCACTTAAAGATGCATAACTTATTCGTTTGGTAACACCATTTGACTGTAAAAGAAATTCATCGCCTCCCATTATAGATGAAGCTACCGGCAACGATGAAATTAACCTTCCGTTATTAGATAAGACTGGCATAATATTATATAAATATAATTATTGCAGAGTTTTTAGTTTTTTTAATACAAATTTAACTAATCCACTTCTCACAATGTCTTCTTCTTCAAATCTAAACACATATACGCCATTATTTCTACTTTCTTCGTCATCAAATATATTCATCATTGGCACAAATCCACTTTTACCATTAATATCACTTTGATCTGGGTCACCGCAAATGAACAATTTACTAAATTCACCTACACGTGTAATTAACGTAGTAAGTTCTTTCTTAGTCATGTTTTGTGCTTCGTCAGCCACAATACACTTAGCGTTCCAACTCAACCCACGTAAAAAGTTTATTGGGAATCCATGAATACGTTCTTCTTTTTTTAATTTATCAATATCGTGTTTTGGTACCAATTCTTCCAACTTATCAATAAGTGGTTGAATATATGGACTCATTTTTTCATCCATTTCACCAGGCAAAAATCCCAATTTGCTATCGCTACTTTCAACGATACTTCTAACATATACTATTTCACTTACTCTTTTTTGATTCAATAAATTCAGACCGGCTAAAACAGATGTATAAGTTTTTGATGTACCGGCTGGACCAGCAATAAAGACACACTTTGTATTCTTATTTTGTAATAATTCTAATAATTCTTTTTGTTTTGGTGTTAATTCGCGTTTATCGATCTTGATATCATCTCTGATCTTTGCGTTTTGATGAACTTTTGGGCTTGTGTCTTTTTTGTTGTTTTTGCTCATGTTGTTCTATTTGTTTTTTTAATTTGACTAAACGGTCACAAAATTCATATTGTTCCGTATTCACATAATATTCAAAGACATTATCAATATTATCTTTGAATTCCGATTGATTTAATATAACAATAAAATCTGAATTTTTAAAAGAAAATACCTCGACAGTAGGATAATCATTGTCCAACGCATATTGTACCGATAATACAATTTGTTCCATTAACTTATTTTTATACGTTTGAATAAATGCTTCCATTTCATCATACTCAAACGGTAAAGACATTACACTAAATGATTTATCCATTCATTCAATAAATAGAAAAATAAAAACAAAAAAGGCGTTACCATTACGTAACGCCTTTATTTCGAGTGATTTATTTATAATTAACCAACTTTATCTTTTTTCTTTTTCTGAGTCTTTTTTGTAACAATTTCTTTCTCAGTTGTCTGAACAACATCGTTACTATTTAACGTGTGTAATCTAACTCTAGCCGTTGATTTCCAAGAGTGTTTTGTGTGTTCGCTAGCAAATTCATATGAATTTCCTTTTGTTAACAAAGAAGAAATTTCTGATTCGGAACTT